AGAGAATATCAAGGAAACTATTATACAAGTGCAGATGCATTTAGGATATTAAAGCATTTACCATTAAATCCGAGAGATGAGCAAGGCAATTTTATTGAGCAAGTAGGTGCAGAGGATTTAAAGGATGATGTGCCATTCTAAAAAAAATTAAAACTTTTTTAAATCTATTGTTTAGTCTATTGGAAAGTGTTTATATTTACACTTATAAACAAATAACAAATACAAAATGGAAAACTATAAAACCAAAACTATTATTTGCACTAGGTGTACAAAACCAAGTACAATTAAACTAACAGACCCAATAAAATTAAAAGATGATACTACAATATGTTGTAGTAATTGTCATACAGAATTAGCGTTTGTAAATGGAAATGACTTTTTCCCTAAATATAACCTATGGGCAATAAGAACACAAACAGCAAAAACTATCTGATATGAATTACGACCAATGGAAATTATCAAACCCAATAGATGATGGATACGGATACGGAATGGTATCAAGATGTTGTGGTTCAGAAATTATAGAGGGAGAAACATCAAATTGTTGTGATGCTAAATTTATTTCAGAAACAGATTTATGTAGTGATTGTAAGGAACACGCAGATGTCATAGAAATGGTATGTGCAGAATGTGGCGAGGAATGTGATGAAATAGAGGACTACGAATACGAAGCAATACAAAGAGAGAATTGGGCAGAAATGATGCGAGACGATAGATAAAAAAAAAAGAATTATGGCATACTTAAATTTAGACGACTTAGAAATTGAAATAGCAGAGGAAACCATTGAAAAATTACAAGATTTAGACTTGGATGGCACATACTCTAGCGATTTACACCACGAATTATGGAATACTGATTATCATATTATTGGATTTGTAAGGGCAGAAAGGTGGATTAATAAATTTACAAACCCGTTCCAAGCAATGAAAATTATACAAGACTATGAAAACGATACTTTCGGAGAAACACATACAGATTGTAGCAGTCCGGAAAAGGTAGCAAATATGTTAGCGTACATATATGGTGAGGAAGTATTGCACAGAAGTGAAACACTACAAAAAGTGTGGAACAAAAGATTGGATAAAGATATTATCCAAGAAATAATTATGGACTTAAAAAACGAATATGAACTATAATAAAGAAATAAAAAAAATTAAATACCTAGTTGATGATTATTTTAATCTTAATCACGATGATTTGGATAGTAGGGGTAAAAAAGGCAAACTTGGTACAGCAAGAATAATTTATGCAAACCTATTAATGTATGAATTGGGATTAATACCATCACAAGTACCAAAACACTTAAAAAGGGATAGGAGTTTATGTTATTATTATATGAAACAACACGATGGTTATATGAGTGATGCAAGAATTTACCCCGATTATTACGAAGCATACACTAAAATTTGCTCACAATACTATGAAATGAGTGATGCAGTAGCAAGGGAGAAACATAAAAATAGAACACATCAACAATTATATCAAGTTGAAATGCACATAGAAAAATTAGAGAGGGAACGAAAATACTTAATAGATACACTATGCTAAATGGTTGGATAAAACTACACAGAAAAATACTTGACAATGGATTGTTTTCAGAAGCAGAATTGCTAAAAGTATTTATTTGGTGTTTGTTAAAAGCCAACAGAAAAACATCACAAGTGAATGGCATACCGGTTAAGGTAGGTCAATTTATCACCGGCAGAATATCAGCAAGTGAGGAATTATATATGAAACCAAGTACCGTTTATGTTAGATTAAAAAAACTAAAGCGTATGAAATATATTGATATGCAAACCACAAATAAATTTACAATGATTAGTGTGGTTAAATACAATCAGTATCAAGTAGAGGATAAAAAACCAAAAGTAGATTTAACAACAAGACGAGCAGAATTTTTAATGAGTGTGGATAATCATATAAACGAATATCCTAAAGATATGTTACAACAATTTGTTGATTATTGGACAGAACCAAACAAGTCCAAAACCAAAATGAAATTTGAACTACAAAGAACTTGGGATACAAAACGGAGATTAGAAACTTGGAAAAGAAATTCCAAAACAATGGGAAAAACAGAAAAACCTAACATACTAAATACTTGGGCAGAAGCAAGAAACATTATGAACAATGGATAAAAAAGACAGAATTTTTAATAGATACAAACACGACCAAACAAATTTAAAAAATGATTGTGTTGATTTAATTAGTAAAAGTTATTTAATGCTTGGACAAAAACCGGATACACAACAAGTCGTATTAATGGCACAAATGTTATTTAATGATTTAGTAAAAAGTTATTCAAGTATGACAATGGACAAAGTGAATTTTGCCTTTGAGCAAGGTATAAAATTTCACGAAAATGGTGGATTTGTAAATGTTAGAAATTGGAATGTATGGTTAAAAAAATTTAAATATGATGGAGAGGTGCAACAAGAATATCAAAGACATTTAGAATGGTCAAAGGAAAATGATTTACTGATAACACAAACAATAAACAAAGCAAAAAAAATTGGTAATAATGATATAGATAAGTAGATTTTGTTTATATTTACACTTATTAACAAATACAAAAAACATATTATGAACATCTTTTATTTACACTCCAATGCAACAGAGGCACCAAGATACCTATACAACAAGCATTGTGTTAAAATGATTTTAGAAACAGCACAAATGTTGTGTACAGCACATCATCATTATGCAGAGGAATTAAATTATGACAATTCCTACATACCCTACAAAAAAGCATATTATAACCACCCTAGCACACAATGGGCAAGACTAAATGCTACTACATATCGTTGGTTATACGATTATTTTGTATCTATAAACATAGAATACTATGTAAGATATGGTAAAATCCATCAGTCTTGGATTAAATGTAAAGACATATTATCACTAGAACCTATCGGTATACCATTAGGAGAATTTACACAACCACCACAATGTATGCCGGACAAATATAAAACAGATTGTAGTTTACAAGCATATTGGAATTATTATATTAATGCCAAAAAACATATACCAAATCAAAACGAAAAACAACTAACAAATATACCTTATGACACGATTAACAAAACAATTTAGTGGCGACAAAAACCAAGTTTATGTCAAAGCACATAGTATAAAGGAATTAGAAGTGGATGGAAACACTACACACTTATCAGTATTTATAGAACATTCAGTAAATGGTGATGGAGAAATGGTAGAAAATGAGGAACTATCCACGCTAATAATTGAAATACCAACATTGGATGTAATATCAACATTCAATACAACATTTATTAACCGAGCAATATATTCTTTAAAAAGATGGCTCAATCAAATCGTAAAATAATGACACAAAAAGAAAGAATTTTAAGACACTTTAATGACAAAGGTAGTATAACTGCACTTGAAGCAATGAAAGAATACGGAATAATGAGATTAACCTCTCGTATTTGCGAATTAAAAGATGAGGGTTATCATATAAAAAGTGAATTTGTAAGTAGTACAAACAGATATGGCGAAAAAGTATCGTTTAGTAAATATACTTTAATTGAGCCAAAAATGGATTATACCGGCATTAAACATGTGGACAAGGTTATTTCTGATATATTATTAAGTCATTCAGTAAAATGAAATGGCTAAAAAACAATCAGTAGCCAAATTACGCAAGGAACTAGACAAAGTTTTTAGTCAATATGTTAGATTAAAAAATGCTAATGATAATGGTATGGTTGAGTGTTTTACTTGTGGTGTACAAAAACATTGGAAAGAAATACAAGCCGGACATTTTATGAGCAGAAAACATAGTGCAACAAGATGGCACGAAGATAATGTAAAACCACAATGTGTTAAATGTAATATGTTTGGACAAGGGGAACAATATATATTTGGACAAAATCTTGGTGAGGACATAGCACAACAAATGCAACAATTATCTAGACAAACATACAAGTCAAACATTACTGATTTAAGAGAGCAAATATCTGAATACAAAGACAAAGTTAAATACCTATTAAGATGGGTATGTTGATAAGTATTTAGGAAATAACTACGAATTAACTTGCAAAATACATATTATTGTGTTCGTGGATATTACAAATTCCGAATACAACAAACTACTTGACATAGCCAAGAATATATGTAAAACAGAAATGGCAGACGATTTACTGCACGAATGTATATTGGCTATGTACCAATATCCAAAAGAGGAATTACAATCTATCAAAGAAAATGGTAGGTTGTTTTTTTTTGGTGCAAGAATTATGGCAAATATGTATCACTCTAAAACGAGCAGATTTTATTACAAAATAAAAAAATACGGAACACAACATATTGATTATACACGAACTAATTTGGATGATTTTATATTTACTAATAGTACAGCAGATAATAGTATTGAAAAAATTATGACAATTCTTGATGATATATATTGGTATGATAGGGAACTTTTTAAGTTATATTATTTTGGAACAAACGAGGGAACTAAATATACATATACATCATTATCAGAAAAAACGGGTATCAGTCGTAGAAGTATATTCTACACAATAAAAAATGTTAAGGAACATATTAAAAATAAAATAGATGAATCTGAATGAATTAATCAATCTTACTGAATTTCATATACCCGTTCTTGAATTTTTCAATGCTGATGGAGAGTTAGAATATAGGGTTGATATTACCAAACTTGATTTTCAAGATATTGATATTGTATATACAGAGGGGTATCAACCATTTGGTATAATTAAATTGATAAGAAAAAATGAAAAAGGACAGAGCAAGCCTAATGGTCAAGAGTTTTAACTACCTAAAGGCAGTGAGTAAGAGAGTATTGAGTGGATTTGAAAATGTTAACGAAACAACATATTACGATAGAGTACATTGTTGTTCTCGTTGTCCGGAATTTATACACGAGCATAAAGAATGTTCTGTGTGTGGTTGTCCGGTAGAAACAAAGGCAAGTTGGAAAACAGAAACTTGTCCAAAAGGAAAATGGTAATTTAAAATAAAAAAAAATGGCAAAAAAATTAACTAAAGAACAACAAGAAAAATTAGACTATGTATGGGAAGGTATAAAAACCGGTGTTGCAAAAAACCAACACTACAAGTCAGAGATGACAAGTTTATACAATGAAATACATAATACTAATTATAGTGTAAATACAAATTGTGGTGCGTGTAAATCCACAATGTATACATACTTTAAACAATTGAAAACAAAAAAATCTAAAAAAATTGACAAAGAGTAAATACTATTACGATTATACAAGAAATATGACATACGAGCAATCCACAAAAGTGGATACACCGGATTATTATACGGGTTTATTTAAACATATAGAAGCACATGAGGTTATAGATGATTTTTTATTAACCTACAATTTAGGAACAGCAGTAACTTATCTATTAAGGGCGGGAAAAAAACCGGGCAATAGTGCACAGCAAGACATACAAAAAGCTATTGACCATTTAAAATTTGAATTGGAGTTATATAATAAAAAAGAAAATTATGCAGACAATAAAGATAAACAAAGTCAAAGTAAATCCTAACAATCCTAGAATTATTAAGGATAGTAAATTTGAAAAATTAGTACAAAGCATAAAAGATTTACCACAAATGTTGGATATGCGACCAATAATCGTAGATGAAAATATGGTTATTTTAGGAGGGAATATGAGATACAGAGCGTGTAAGGTTGCCGGACTAAAAGAAATACCCGTTGTAATATATGATAGGGAAGCACATAAAAAAACCGGTCAAAAAAAAAGTTATGATGAGGTTTGTGAGGAAATAATCATAAAGGATAATGTCGGTTATGGTGAATGGGATTGGAATATGTTAGCGAATTGGGATACTACAAAACTTGACGATTGGGCTTTACCGGTATGGCAAAACCCTGATGATGTAGCAAAAGTAAATACCGGTGATGAAAATAGTGAATGGGTAGGTATGCCGGAGTTTGACCAAAAAGATAATGAATATAAAATACATATTACTTTTGATAGTGAAAAAGATAGAAGTGAGTTTGCACAAAAATACAATATGGAATTTACATTAAAATCTGATAGAGTATGGAGTACAATATATCCATACGATAATAGACAAGACCTTAATTCACTAAAATACGAATAATGAAACACATACTATTTTGGAGTGAATACTCTGATGAAATGAATTATGATATGTTTTGTGATAAAAGAATACAATTATCAGCATTTCATAAATTATCATTAAAAGCACACGAAAAATTAAATAATGATGTGGTACTTTTTACATATCAAAAAATAAATGAAAAACTACCTAAAAATGTAAAAGTTTTAGATGCTGATACAATTTTTCCTAAAAGAACAGCATATAGTGTTTTACGAAATGGACACTCTATTGCACATATATCTGATGCAGTAAGATTAAAGTATGCAAGTCAAGTAAATGGTATTGTGTTAGATATGGATGCTGTATTGCTAAGAAAATTACCAACTGATTGTGGTTATTTTGCAAGTATGCCGGCAAAACGAAATGGGGGTGTTGCACCACAATGGGGTAAAAGTCATCCACCATTAACAGTACACGATAAAAGTTGGAATGGAAAAGAATTGGCTGCATTTCCCGTAAAGGTTTCTGATAGTATGAGTAAACACATTGAAAGTTTATCACATAAAATAATGCATACTTTATTGGAAAAACCTAAAAAAAATTCAAAAGCGTGGAATTATGTTATATGGACATTAAAAGATATAATGAAAAAAGACACATCATATAAAGTATATCCACCAATTGCATTTTGTCCGGTACCTGCTTGGTTGGGTGGGGGTAAATGTTATAGCATACAAAGTCCAACTAAATTTGACGGTAAAACAACTTTATTTGGTTATCCTTTACCACACTTTAGGCATATAATTGAGGAAAGTTATATTGTACAACATTTTCACGAAAGTGCATTTTCTAAAAGTGAACTAGTAAAAAATGATTTTTGGTTAAATCTACCTAATGATTGTCTTGTTGCAAAAGAAGCAGAATATATATTAGGGTTAAATTGGAGAGAACTATTAACAGATGAAAACTAAATACCCAATTTATATAGTATCCAAGGGTAGGTGGGAAAACCACCAAACAGCCAAATTTTTCAAAGAGGATGGAGTTGATTTTCTTGTAGTGGTAGAGCCACAAGAATATGATTTGTATTGCGAACACATAGGCGAACAATATATATTAAAAACAGATTTCGATAATTTAGGTCAAGGGAGTTATCCGGCAAGAAATTTTGCTTGGGAACATAGTATAAAAAATGGCCACGAAAGACATTGGATATTTGACGACAATATAAGAGGTATAAGGAGAATACAAAATGGTAAAAAAATACCTTGTAAAACACAAACAGCATTAATGTGTGTTGAGGAATTTACAGACAGATATTTAAATTTACACATTAGTGGATTTAATTATTCATCATTTGTTGTTCCGGGTAGTTCAGACAAAAAACCATTCTATTTAAACTGTCATGTGTACTCTGCATTATTGATAAAAAACAATATGCCATATAGATGGCGAATGAAATATAATGAAGATGTGGATTTATGTTTACAAGTATTAGATAATAGATATTGCACAGCATTATTTAATGTATTTGCTATTGACAAAACAAGTACAGTGGTTAAAATGAAAGGTGGAAACCAAGATGAATTGTACCAAAATAATGCATTTGAAAAAAAAGTATTAAAGACAAGAAGTTTAGAGGAAGTTTGGCCACAATATTGTAAAACAATAAAAAGATATGGAAGGCCACATCATTATGTAAATTGGAAAGGACATTTTAAACACGGACTTGCAAGGAGAAAAGATATTGATTGGAATGAAATAGAAAAAAAGGAATACAAATTAAAATTGAAACAAGTAAAAGAAATAAAAAGTAAAAAGGTAAAAAAATTCTATAAAAAATATAAATGAGGATATTAGTAACGGGTGGTGCAGGATTTATCGGAAGCAATTTATTACGAGCATTAACAACAAATATAAAATATGCTCAACACGATTTATATTCTTTGGATAATTATTTCACCGGTAAAAAGGAAAATCATATAGATGGTGTTACATATTATGAGGGCAATACTTGGGATATTGATAATTATT